CCTCCTTGTGCAGGTACACCACCTGCTAATCCTGCAAGAACAGATGCTATATCTGGTTCACCTTGCGGAACTTGTGGTTGTCCTAATAACTGTGGCTCTTCACCAATTAAAGATTCTTCTTCTGGTGAAGGTTCTTCACCTTCTGGTGTATAAAATTTATCAAGAACTTCTGTCATATTCTGTGGATTCTTTCTTATCTCTATAGCTGCCATAGTAGCTTTAGGATTACCTTGTGCTGCTTGTGCCATAAGACTTTCAAATAATACTGTTTCTGCTTTTTCTGCATTAATACGACTTTGTATCTTAGATATATTATCTAGTCCATCCATATTTTCTTGTAATGTCTGTGTATCAATGATGCCCTGTTGTTTTAGCTGTAGGCCTGTAATAATTTTCTGTGGTTCATCGAACCCGGCCATAACACCATAAATTCTTCTTGTCTTATACATTTCAGCAATATCAGAACTTGGTACATAAGTCTCTTTAAATGCAGTTCCATTTCTAAATCCTGCAAGAGGCTTACGCATTTTAGAATACATAATCTCATCCCATTCTAATCTCTTAGTGTCAATCTGCTCCAATGCATCTTTAAGTACAACTTGATATTCTCGTACATGTAATGATGCAGATTGGCCTAGTTCTTCTAGTCCTCTACCAGTAACGAATGCATTAGGACTTTGTCCATCATCTGATACTGGATATGCAGAACCTAGACGAAGATGTCTTTCTAGTCTATCTATCTGTTGGAACAGCTGATAGGGTAGATTGTTTGTTGGTTTAGATACCTGGCTTCCAGGTGTCAAGTAGTTAACTGACAATCGTCCTTTCTTATACTGTCCACTTTCTATCTCGCCAATGATGTTGGTTTCTGTAAACACAGCATCTTCCATTGCAATGACAGATAGAACATTTATCTTCGCCATATTAGCCATTAGTCCTATAACATGTTGGAATTGACCTTGCATTTGGTCAAAGCTAAATCTTTTTGCCACAACAAATCTTGGTCCGGATTTAAGTGGGTTAGGAATAAAGTCTAGAATAATTTGATTTTCGGGTAAGAAAATATAAGTACCTTCATCATCATAGTACTCTGCCACAACTTTACCTGTACCACTTTGGTTAGCCCATGTTTTGTCATAACTTGACATATAAGCCATAGTGTTATATTCAGCATCAATCTCATCTAAAATAACATTCTTGTGCTTAGGATACATTTCAACTAAGGCCTTATGAGGTACGCGTTGTATAACAGCTAACTCTTTAGGTTGTTGTCCTTCTCCAAAATATCCTGGATAACAAATGTAAGGGTCTTTGATTTCTGCATAAGGATAAGGAACACCATTAGCATCTTTCTTTTCTTTTAATACCCATACAGCAAATCCATAACCTGGTAACCATCGACCAACTTGTGGTAATTGTAAATCTAATTTCTGTGCTTCATCATAAGAATGCACAATGCGTTCAAGTTTTTCTGCACGCTTGGTAGCTCTCTCACTATCTTTATCATTAAAGATATCTACTTTTAAATCCGGCGCTCTACCTAGTTTTTGTGCAAATCGTTCCATAGCGGAGTGCAGTAAGTTAGGTGCAGGTATTTGGTTATAGTCCATGTCTCGCATTTGTTTACCGAGCAACGCTTTAATACCATCAGCACCACCATTCATAATGGCTCTAATTTTATCTTTCTCACTGATAACATCTGCGTGTTGACTTCTTAACTCGTATATCCTGCTGTAAATTTCTTCTGCTGTCTTCATTATCTCCAATTATCCAAATCTATGTTACTACCTTCATATCCACCAAAAGATGGTTCATATTCAAGTCCCATTGTAGCAAGTCTTTCCTTCTGAAGTCTACGAATAGTTTTCATTGGAAACCAACTAGCCATTACTAAGTCAGACTTTTGTCCAACACTTCTGCTTTTATTTTGAGCAGAACTGAAATACACCAACTGACTTTTATATAAGTTTACCTTTTCTTGGGCTTCAAATCCAAGATATGGCAAAGAAATTAGTTGTTGTTCAAACAATGGCCTCATAGCTGTAACACCAAATATCGGGTCATGTTTGTTAGAGTAAGTCTGCGTACCTTCTAAAAATACACCATGCTTACCTGCGAAATCTCTAATAGATTGGTCTTGTCTAATTGCACGCTGAAAACCATTCTCTTCAATAACCCAGTGGGCTAGATTGTATTTTACAAACCATTCTTTCATTATCTTTAATGCTTGTGGAATACCACCACCTAGTGAGTTCTCCATATCAATCATATACAATTTGTTAGATGCCTGGTCATATCCCCATAAGAATGCAGCCTGGTATCCAACTGATGCCGGGTCAAGTCCTGCAATTAACCTAACTCCTGCAGGTACCTGCCCTATTTCTCTACTTTGGTCACGACATGCTTCTATCTCAACGCTGTCAAATAATGCCATACCATCGGGCATTGCAACATTCAAATAGACCATCTCATAAAT